TCATGCTGCCGACCGAATGACGAGCGCCATGCAGGCCACGGCCGCACCAGCATAGGCCCCTGCGGCGTGATTTCTGAACACCACCGAGACGACTCCGTCAGCAGTGACGGCGCAACCTGATATCGCGACGCCAGCAGGATTAACTGCTCGCAGGTTGAAGACGACGTGATCCCCCAGAGCTGCCCCAGCCACTGCAATTGTTGCGGTACCCTCCGCGCCCGCGGCAAGCGCGGGAATGGTGATGTTGCCCTCGTAGCGCATGTAGCCGGTGATTCGAATGCCCGGTGGCCTCAGCTTCGAGAAAGGCGTCTTCCTGTCGGGGGAGGCGGGGCTACTCATGTCGAAGATGTAGAAGTAATCCGCATCAACGACCGAATCGATTTCCGGGAGATCGGTCAACTTCGCCATGGTCACATTCTCTTTGCTGATTCGCCGTAGGCGTCTGCCCTGTCCAGGCTGTGCTTCACACGAATTGCGAGATAGATGGCCGCCACCACGAGGAGTACGGCCAAGGCGAGCCCGACCCAACCGAAGTCCCCATAGAGAATCTCAGCGCCGCTAGACAGCCCGCCCGCAGCGCCAGCTCCACCCGCAGCGGCGGTCTTGTTGTTCGCATCGACGCGCGCGCGCACCTGCTCCTCTTCGAGCCGCCCCTTCACGACCGCAGGAGGAAGACCTTCCGCGGTGAGGGCCATCGATACGGCCCGGGCCTCGATGTCGGCGACCCGGCGAGACCAGCCGCGGCCAAACGTCTGCCAAGTGCGGAGGCCTCGCAGGAAGGACATCCGGGAGGCGCAATGCCGCTTGATTGTATCAACAGGTGGAAGGAGCTGCGCCCGACGCAAGGTGAGGGGACCAATGACTCCGTCTTGATCAGCGCCTACCACCTTCTGGAGGGCCTTGATCGAACGCTCGGGGCCACTGTTCACGCCATAGTCGAAGACTGCGAGATCGATGCCGGCCGGAAGCTGGTCGCCGCAAATGGGCAGCCAGTATTTCTCCCAGTAGATCGGCTCCACGTCAGATTTTGTCAGGTTCCGAATATCGAGGGATGGATGCGCCGAGGCTGCGACCCCGTATTTGGTGCCCTTCAGGACCCCATGGCCCACCTTTCCACCCGTCCAGTTGCCGGGATCACGGCGATCTACCGACAGCCCACCCTCATGCGAGAGCGTGATGTCGAGGCACTTTCTGAGGTTCCCGGCGGCCATTATTTGGCCCACCCGAACTTGACGGCCAGATAGTACCACCATTCCGAGACAGCTGCGGCCAGCAAGCCGAGTGCGATCTGGAGCAGCTGGAAGACATCAGGATCGGCAGCGATGGCATTGCCGATCTCCGGTGCGAGAGCTCCCTTGGCGATGAGAGCGCTGGCAGCATACCGAAGGAGAATTCTGGTCACGGCGGGGGACATGGCAGCACCTTTCACTTGTGCGGGCCGAAGAAGGCCAGGAACTTGAGGATGTTTTCCCAGACCATGACGAAGCCGACGAAAAGGCCGACCGTGCCGACGATCATCCATTTCATGAACGTGCCCACAGTGCGGATAGCGATCACCAGCCGCAGCCCGTCCTTTAATGTTTGGAGATCCTCACCCCGCATTTCCGCAAGGAAGAGGCGGGTTTCTTCCGGCAGCTCTGCGAGCCTTACGGGGTTTGCGACTTCATCTGCCACGGCATTCATCCTGTCTTGAGTGGGCGCATGATGCCCACCCCGAAAGGGCGACTGCAAAGCACAGGAGTTATCTCATGCAGCGCTGCACAATTTTCTTGACAAGAGGCTCGGCCACAGTTGTGGAGGGCGTTCAATCTGATCCTAAGACATGCTAACGCTAGTGTTCGCTGAAGTTATGAGCGTTGATCCCACATATACTGGTCGTAAACACTTAGGGGCCGCTATACATTTGTGCACTGTTCCAAGGGCGATAGTCGCAACTATACGGAGCAGCCCTCTCCCTGCTCCCGCCCCCCCGGGCGCGCGTATAGTGCCCCTATCATAAACCAGAGGCCTATCCAACTAAAGAACGTCGCCATCATCCCGAACACTAGAAGCACCGGGGTAACAGCTTTGAGCGTGACGGTGCCTCGCCGTCGAAATAATGAAAAAAGGCGTTCAATCACGACTATGGAGAACAGTGTGCTTCCAACGGCACCCAAATGAGTTTGCACAGACAAGAATGAATGTTGATAGTTGCCCCACCCGCCATGTTTAAGGTCCACCCCAAGATCGCCGAAAATCGGTGACGCTGCGAGTTGTTCGCGTATTAGATCACGGGTGATCTCCATCCGGTTTGATACGCTGTTTGGCGCTTGGAAGTAAGGTTCTGTCATACCCCCATCTTCGATTTGCGCCGGTTGAGCTTGGCTTTCGACTGTTCCTGTTCTCGGGGTCACGTCAGACCTACTCAGCCGCCTAATGCCGAGTGGGTCGTCCGCATAGTTGAAGAGCCGTAAGGGTTGTGCTGTAGCGACCAATGCAACGAGCAAAACACCATAGAGAACGTGGGCGCAGGCGATACGTACAGCCGTGCCGATACCTTCGGTTTTCCAGCGGGCAAGTGAACGTATAAACAGCATTAGCGTCCACATGAAAAAGATTGCCAGAATAATTACAGCGGCGGCGTTCGACCCCGCCAACTGCGCTTCAAAGAAGAAGCCGACCGCAATGACCGAAACCGCTGCGTAATACCGGATAAAGCTTCGCGAGCCATCGGCGAACGATTCCGCAATGGCCACGATAAGCACGAATGATAAAACGATCAGGTCGCCGATACGTTGATAGACACTTCGACCGCCCGGATATTCCACCGTCCACAGATCGGGCACTTTATACCGGGAAATAAGCGCAACAAACAAAGCGTGCGATACCAGCAGCAGACCGACCGCAATCAGTCTTCTCCCCCTGGCTTCACTGCTGTTGTCGCCGGTGAAAACGGTCATGCCGAACAGGAATCCGGGAACGATTGAAAACAACACAGCCCCGACGGCGCGCTTTTGAACATTCCAATCCGGGTAGATTACGGCTTGCAATAAAAAATAGAGTATGAATAACCCGAACGACATAAGCGCGAGAAATTCAATCTTTGATGTGTTCTTTAGATTGGCTATCCGCCCGATGTAAAAAACGAATGGGGTCGCGAGTAAAGCGGTTCCAATCGGCACAATTCGCATACCTGTTTCAATATGTACCGTGTTGATTATTAGAGCTAAACACAAAACCAGAGCGCAAGCTACCGTTTTTATACTGCTTCCAAAAAATCTATCCGTCCGCATTCAAAGACCCCTTACATTTTAGGGTTTTTATTAGCACGTATAGAGTCTAAACGCAACCTAGGGGACTCATAATTCAAGCGGCGTTGAGAATGAGAAGCTTCGAGAAAACAGTAACAAACGCGATGGCGATTACCGTCATCACGATTGTTAGCATTATGGTCGTATATTCTCTATTAGATACTGGTGAATGTCGCGTGCGCGGCTTGGAAGACGACAACCAAGAGATTTACACGGAAAACCTGTTCGGCCTTGAGTGCTATTGAAGACCGCCCCCACTTAGAAGTCTTTAATCCCGACCGACCAGTGTTGCCGCACGTTGTCCGCTGCTGTGAAATTCGTAGCGTCTGCTGTGAGCGTTGTTAAGCGGATTGCGGTGCTGGTTAGCGAGTAAACCGCCGTGTTCGCAACCTTGTTACCATAAGTGCTTTTTGCGGCACCATTGGTTGAAGATTGCGTCACCCCGAGAACGTTGGGCATCTTCGAATACGGATAGCGGAAATTTAACGTCCCGCTCACCGCCGACGCGGCTCCCGATGCAATGGCAGTGTCCACATACCCGACTTGCGTCATTTCACGCGTGGGGATGCCTGTCAGATCGCCGGTCGGGTATATCAGATACGCCCCATTCGGACCCGACACATTGTCAACGATCAGGAAATCACTCGGAAGTGTCGCGAGAACCTCATCCCGGGCGAACAAGAACGCTTGCCCCTGCGGAGCATCCCAATGAAGCCCGTCGATGATCACATTGACCTTCTTGTTCGTGTTGATCCCCTGGACGAAAACAGCGCGCGCATTGACACCAGCATTAGGCGACACGATGCGGGTGTTCATAATGCGGACAGTGATGTCCTCGCGGATATTCGCGCCGGCCGGATAGCCGCCACCGCTCGGCCCAATCGGCTGAACGAGGATATAGGCGAGCGAACTTGTCGAGCCATCGCCTTGCGAGATCAATTCGCAGTCGATGATATCGACATAGCCGCCGTTGATCTCGGCCGCCTGGACGCACATACCGGCCGTGCTGCCGTACATGCCGAAAACCGTGCAACCCTGAAGGCGCACGTTCCTGCCCCCGAGGGAGACGCCCGACATGAAACAATTCACGTAGCTGCAAAAATCAGCGCAACCATGGAAGTCAGCCGCTCCAACATCTGCAATCGGGCCAGTAAAGAGGTGCATACCGACTATAGTCACATAGCGGCACGGCACTGAACCCGGCGTACCGTAGGTGCCGATGGTAACAGCGTGTCGCGTGGCATAGGAGGCCGAGCCACGCACGGTCACGTTCTGGCAGCTGGAGATCTCGATGCCGTATTCATCGCCGACAGACGGAGAGTTATTTTCCCCGTAACCGCAGTCGATGTTAACGCCATAGCAGAGGTCGACTTCAAGCCCGCAGTAGGTTCCGCCGCCCGTTGCGCGGACATCGCGAAAGACGACATCTCGGCCGTATCGGACGAGAATGCCCGACTTGGCCGCCGTGTTGCAGGGCTTTATCGTGATGCCCTCGATCCGGGCCCTGACGCCATCCAGGCGGTATACATCCATGCTTGCAGCAGTGTAGGCATCTGTCGCCTGTTCATAGCAAAGCAGGTTGTTTCCGCTGAGCGAATGCACCTTGAACATGCCGCCATCACGATAGACGTCACGGCGCCCGCCGAACGAGAAGTCGGTCGGATTGTAAACAATCACCACATCGCCGGGGTTGACCGGCTGGGCGGCGGCGAACTGCAAGGTTCTCGACTGCTTGTTCACATTCGCGCTGAGCTTGCTGAGGAGCACAAGCGCCCCCTGAACCCGCAGCTGCGCGGAGGTTCCGAAAGAGAAATCGAGCGTGCCTTCTCCTCGCAAGGAGAGGTCCGCTGTGCGTACCAGGTCGCTATCCGCTCTCCAGTTTCCGGCAGGCAGGCGATGATTCCCACCTGTGTAGTTCAGCCATGACTGTAGGGCTGCCTGCTGATTGCTCAGTATGCCGGGAACAGCGCCGAACTGTTGCGGAACCACCTCCGGCTCGGTGATGGAATACCCGACCAGCGTGCCGTCTGCGAGGCTGATCACAAGATCGCCAACGGTGGTGTTGTTCTTCTGATATCGGGCGCCGCCGTAATCCCCCGCATTGTAATACCCAGCCGTCTGTATGTAGGGCGGGGCTGTGGTGGGATGGAAACTCCCTTCTGCAAAGGACTTGGACGCCAGCATGAAGCCGGGATTGGCGTTCGCCTGGATGCCGGCTGCGACCGCCAGCACGAGGTTCGCAAAGTATTCTGCCTGAATGATCTGGTCGCCGGAAAAGACTTTCCCGCTCTCGCCATAAGGCACCTTATGGGCGCGGTCGGCATCTCGCCGTATTTCCTGAATTTCGGCCTCAATCACATCGAGAACGTGATTATGGTCTTCAGGGGATATAGGCCTACCCATGGCAAACTCTGACGCCTTGTGGGGCGCGCGCATGCCTACGATCCTCACGTCACCAATGATGCCGGGATTGAACGTGACCCTTGCGTCATTAGCTACGCCTGAGACGAAGGTCGCGGAAATGGTGAAGTCGGTTCGCTGCTGTCCGTTGTGAATGACAATCAAGTCGTCGTCATCGAACAGCGGGAAGTCCGCCGCAAACTCTGTGGTTGCGACGACGGGGGCGTAAGCCGTATGGCGATCATCAGGAGCGGTCGTAGACATGGAAGGGATAATCCACGCCATGTCCCATGTCAGCAAAGCACTGGCGGCTATTGCCCGACCGCGTTGCCTACATCGGGTCCTCGAGTGGGCAGCGCCTCTCCCGGGCGCCACCAGAAGCCCTGCCCGAAGTCCTTTTTCATCCTCCGCTCGTAACGGGCAAAGGTGTTCCGATAGTCGGGGTCGATCATCGTCTGGATCTGATCGAACAGGATACGGTCCGTTGCAATCTTGGCAAACCACATGGAGGAGCCGGGCGTCCATGCCTTGAGGTGCTGAGCGAGCATCTTGCCCGATACCTCCTTGTTGCCCGCGGCGGCCTGCATCAGGTCGCCAGTGGCGGAGATAATCGCGCCGGGGCCCGGGCCCATAGCATATGCTGCTAGGCCATCTCCGCCTCGGGTAGTCGAGGAATAGACAAGATCGCCCAGCATCCCGAAGCCGCCGCCACGAATCGCGGCCTGCATCCAGAATTTCTGGCTGCCCATGTCCTGTGGGTCCCGACCTGCAATCAGCGACTGCATCTGGGCTGTCACCGCCCCGGCAATGGTCATCAGCCCGACCAGCTTGGTTCCCGCGAAGACCTTGTTCCACATACCGTCCTGAATGGCGGATCGCATCATGTGGGTCATCATGAAGGTCATCGGGAAGGACTTGAACTGTGTTGCGCTGCGCACCAGCTCGCCCATAAACGTCCCGCGCTGGAGGCCAGCGGACATCGCACCACGGATGCGAGCGTCCGGTTCGATCACGGCAAATTTCCGCTCATCGATAATCGCCGACATCAGCCTGTCCGCAAGCTGCTGATCGGCGACCCCGTTGACGTCGAAGAACCGCGCACCATCGGCCTCAAGCGGAGGCGTGACGCGGATCGCCTCCCACTGATCGGCGGAGAAGCCATATCGCCGCAGGAACCCTTGGAACGCCGGGTCCAGATCATCGAACGCATAGTCTGCTTGCCGTGCGATAAAGCCGTTGAACTCCATGGCCCATGCCCGCTTCAGGCCTTCGGTCCACACGTTGATGCCAGTGAGCCGCATCGTTGTGTCAGCAACGCGCCCGGTCAGCCCCTGGCCGACCACCTCATCCGCAAAGCGCTTGCTGCCGAGCGCGTGATCTATGATGGATTCGGCAGTGAGGTTCACCATGCGGGCGACTTCCTCAGCCCCTTCACGGTTTACGGTCAGGTCTTTCACAAGGCGCGCCAGAACTGCTGTCGCAGGAATACCGTTGTAGTTGGCAGCGAGCGAAGCTGTGAAGCTGTCACCGGGCAATGCGGCGATGGTGGCCGAGCCGAGTCGTGCCGCCGTCTGGATGTTGCGCATACCGCCGCCGATGCCCGCTATCAGATCGCTCTGCACCGCCCCGAGCTTGCCGGTGACGGAGTCCCACGTGCGCTGGACAGCTGCCGGGCTGTTCATACTCAGCGACCGCTTGGCTTTCGCCAGGAGCGACCGGTTGCGCACCGCGTCATCCTGTCGGGCGAGCTCCAGCAGCTTCCCAAACGTGCTTTCGTAGTTGGGGCCCAGGATCTCGAGCGTGGCAATCTCGCGGCCCATTCCGCTCAGATGCCCGATGAGCGTGCCGTGCAGCCCGCCGTCACCGATCCCGTACTTGCGCATCATCCGAATATACGAATCGGCGTTCTGGAAGCGGAACACGCGGAGTTGGTTGCTGAAGCCACCGGATGCACCGTTGCTGGCCTTGCCGAGCGTGATGTCCTTGTAGGCGTTGGCGATGATGCCACCGACCGCAGCTCGGGGCGCTTCGCCCTGTCCCTGCTTGTCCATTACCTTGATGTTGCCCGCCTCGAACTCGCTCATCAGATCGTTGACGAACTCGGACTGCGAGAACTGGCCCACCCGCTTGTTGTCCCAGTATTGAGGCAGCCGCCAGTCTTCCAGCACAGACAGCACTTTTCCCGCACGCTTGGCGCGCTCAACTGCATATTCGGTGGTTTTCTTCCAGCCGGCGGCCGCAGCCTTCGCAGCCTGATCCCCGGTGTCGTCGCCAAACAGTTCGCGCGCGATGTTCCAGACGGACTCCGTATCCTGTCGGAGACCGGCCAGCCTGGAGGCATATGGCTTCAGAGCGCCATCCATCATGCCGAGGAGCCGCTTTGTCACGTTCTCGCTGTGGCCGTCGATATGGATGGCGCTGCCCATGGCCTCGCCCCCTTCGAGGTTGTCTCGCACCAGAAGGCTATGCAGACCCGCCGTCTTGCCGGAAGGGTGCTTTTCCATCCGGTCGAGAGCCTGCGCATAGGCGATGGCTTGCTTCGCCGCCGCATACTTCCGTTCCTTGGCGGCTTCCATCATCACGCGCGCGGCTTCGAGCGCGGAGGCTGCATCGGCGGATGCGGGGCCCATGGCCGGGTAGAGTCGCTGCTGCAATCCCTCGTGCAGGGCCAGGGCATCATCTGCCTGCTTCTGGGTGATCCTCTGTGCGGCGACAAGTTTGGTGAGGCAGTTTGCAATGCTCATTGGGCGGCAACCTCCGTGCCGGTGGCGCAGACTTCGATCTCCTTGCCGGCGGCGATCTCATCATCTGCTTCATCGAGAATGTCATCAAGGGAGCGCTCGCCAAGCCCATCGCCGAGATCGACCGTGATGCCAGGTCTCTCTGCCCTCAGCTGCTGTGCTGCCTGTATGTGCGCATCCACCGTCTGGGGCTTTGCCGCAATTTCTTCAACTGCATCCGCCGTCAGTCTTTCCTCGGCTATTTGGGCAAGATCGGAACGTCCCACCCGATCCAGCGAAGACTTGAGAATATCGGGAGCCCCGAGCGGTTCACCGAACAGCCGCGGCCCCGAGTCGTTCTTCATGGCCTCTTCCGCGAAATCATTCAGGAAGGCAGCCAGCCGTGCCCGGCCAACCGGCCGCTTCAGGTCCGCATCCGAGAACAGCGCTCTCGCCACCAGCTTTGACAGCTCATCCGGCCCGCCGAACATCTCCGCCTGGTTGACCAGATCGGCCATGGAGCGGCCTTCGTCGCGCGCCTTCATGACCAGCCGGACGGCATTCATCAGGTCGGGAGTGATATCCATCCCGCCCGGGATTTCGCCGCGCGCCACGGCATCGCGCAACCGTGACCAAGGCCCAGCCGCGTCCGCGAGCGCCCCGGCAATCGCCTTGATGTTGTTGTCGGTATCTTCCAGAGCCCGGCCCAGAAGGGCCGGCTCCCCATAGGCTCTACCCATCAGGGCAGCGGTGATGCGCCGCTCTCCTTCTTGGCTCAGATAGCCCCCGGCATCCATAAGAGAGCCCTGCTCGGCTCGGGGAAGCTTCGCCATGAAGCCGCGCGTGAACTGCTGGTTCGCCGCCGCCTTCACGTCCGATCCCTGCAGAAGGTCGAGAAGCGATCCGTCTATCATGCGAGCGTCAGAAAGCGCCTGCTCGGTCGCCCCCATGCGCATCGCCGTTGACCGATTGGCGGCAGTAACAAACCCGATCCGCTCCCCGTTCTCCAGATCTGTGACGCGGCGAGCAATCAGAACGGGGTTGGTAAACCCCTCGATGTCAAAGTTCTGCGCGCGCAGGAAGTTGCGATAGTTGTTCGCCGAGGTCCCAGCGTCCGAATAGGCTCGCCGAAGTGCCATCACGCGGCCATTGCCGCTTTCAACGATCCCATCTGGTCCTACGATGGGCGCTCCGGACTCAGCCTGGGGCGAGGGGCCCAGCCGCTCCGGTTGCAGATTGGCAGCAATTCCTGCCACCTGATCGCGTGACAGGGCCCGGGACCGGTCGCGCGGCTGCAAATCCGGTGGGAAGGCCGGATTGGGCGTCATGTCGTCGGTATGGGAGGTGATCAGGTCAGTCGCCTCGACAACCTCGTAGCGAACGCCCACAGACCGCCCGTCCGCATCATACACCCGACCGGGCCTTGCTGCCGCCTCGATGAATGCTTCCTTCGGCAGCTCGACGGGGCGGCTCCGCACCAGATCGTCGGCAGCCTTCTCCACTGCTGCCCGGTATGCTCCATCTCCTCGGACAGTCGCGGGGAACCTTGATGCCGGCACCGCGGCTTCCCGACTGACGACATTCGCAGCATCGCGGACAGGAGAGGGCCAGTACCCCGTTTTCGCTCTATGCCAAGCCGCTGCGATACCCTTGAAGCCAGCCCCGAGCGCCGCGCCGCCAACACCGGCCGCGCCGATCTCGTAGAGAGCGTCTCCCACGGAGAATTCAGGATCGATCCGGCTCTTGCGCTGAAAGGATGTGGTTTGGATCAGGGACTCGGAGGCTACTCCGGCGGCGCCCTCAACCAGCGCTGTCCGCACGATGCCGCTGGCGGCAGAGCCCCCGAGGCCAGATACCAGCAGGTTGATCGGATCGGTGATGCCACCGACAACCGTGCCAAGGAACCCGCCGACAGAGGATGTGAAATCGGTCGTTCGGCGGGACAGGTCCACCGACTTCTGTCTGGCCTCGGAGGCTTTCTCATCGGCCTTCCGGCGAATTACTTCCGGGGTGGGAAACTCCAGCGGGCTATCGGGGTTGTTTTTCTTCCACGCCTCGAACTGCTTCATCGCCTCCTGGCGCTTGAATGGGAGTACGCTGTCCGACCAGTTGGGAAGCATCTGCCCGCTGGCCTTGTAGAACTCGTTCTGGAAATCGTTCTCGGCCGCGACTCGGGTGCGGTATTCCGCATTCGAGTTGGAGAAGTTCTGCATTGCCTCCAGATCGGCTTTGAAGCGCGCGGCAAAGCCGGGGTCAACGCCTTCGAACGGGCGCTGGGCTGCTGCCTGCAACGCCCCCCGCATCTGATCGTCATTCACCAGAAACGGCATCATTTCCCCCTGAGATCGAGGACGAACACGGACGGGCCGCCGTAGCTGCCCGGCGACGGTTGGCGCAGTGCGTAGGTGGGTGCGTCCTCCGGGCCGAACTCCAGCACGTACCGGCCATCGGCAACAGCCCGGAGCCGACCTTCGTTGAGGAGGTCCTGAGGCTTTACCCGTGTGCCGGAGGAAGTGACCGCGCCTTGCAGATCGGCATCCGATAGTCCCTCAAGCAACTGGTCGAACTCCTGCTGGGATGCTCCGTAACGCGGGGCGATCACCTGATGCCCATTCATCTCAACAAGCCCGCCCGTTACTTCCTGCACTGCCTGCTGCATCCGGCTGTCGTTGAGCTGCCCGGATGTGTCCCCCACCTGATTTGCCAGATCTGCATAGCGCGCGCGTGCCGCTTCGAGGATCTGCTGGCGTGCCCCTTCGAGAGCCGGTGCGAATACGGATGGAGGCAGCACCTCATCCACCAAGGCGGCATTCTCGTCCGTCTGCTTGGGCGCCAGGTTGGGGTTCTGTGCCAGAAGGGCCTGTCCGCGGAGGATGCCTTCGGCGGCCTGCGGGTTGACCCCTACAAGGGCACCAGCAGCAGCCACGGGCAAAGAGGCACCCTTGCCAGCAATTGCGGATATCGTTGCCTGATAGGTGTCCGGGCTGAGGTTCTGCTGCATCGTGCCTAGCAGCTGGATCTGCTCCTCGGGCGTGGATGTGGCAAGGCGACGTTGAAGCTCCTGCTGAGCACCCGGGCGCAGCGCCGGAATGTTCCCGGTGAGGCCACGAGCGCGAACGACATCGACCGCGCTCTGATACGCCTGGAACGTGCCGGCCCAGCTGTCAGGGTTCTGCAGGTCGAGAGGCGGCAGGTTAGAGACTAGTCGGCGGTTCATGGCGTAGCCGAGGGGATCATCTTTCAAGGCCGCCTGTTGAGCTTTCGCGGCCTCTTCAAGCCCGGCCACCATCTGGGATTGGGCGACGGTGAAGCCATCCGCGTTGTCAGCGCGCAGTCCGGCGATCAGACTTTCCAGCTGAGCCGGGGCCATGACCATGGCGCTGTCCGTGGCAAGCTGGGTGGCGAAGTAATCGGCCACCTCGTTCCGAAAATCCTGATCGTCCACCACTGCCAGCTGGCGATTCAGCAGATCGATGTTGGAGACGGTCGGGGTGAGACCCCTGTCGTTGCCAGACTTGATGTCTGCAAACAGCGCGCGAGCGTCGGATGTCACCTCCTGCCGGTATTCCTTCACCAGCTCGGGATCGACCGGGCTTGAGGGAACCCCACTCCGCGTGCTGTCGTCCTCGATGTGCCAGTTCTCGTTCGCCAGCGGGAATTTCAGCCCGTACTTGGCCGCGTTGTCGTGGAGCCATCCAACGACATTCGCAGGGGCTTGGGCAAGAGATTGCCCGTTATAAGACAGATCGGCGGCCGTGCCTTTCTGGTGGTAGGAGCCGCCCGGCTTGCCGATGTTTTCGGACAGGCCGCTGCGCTTGAACTCGCCCGCCCACTTCTTGCCAGCTTCGATGGGGCCGAGCTTCGCGACATCCGCTTCCCAAGCCTTGCGGTCGATGCCGTATTTGGCCGCATTCTCGCTGATGATCTCGGCCTGCCGCTGAGGTGTCCGCATCCCGGAGAACACACCGAGTCCATTCCGGATCTCTGGGGGCGCGTCCTGCATCATCCGTGCGAGCTTGACGGCGAAGCCGTCCTGGAGCCCCGTGATTGCCTCGGGCGCCTTGTCTGTTCGGCCCTGAAGAAACCCCTTCGCAGACGTTGCTTCTTCGGGAGAGAAAGTGACTATGGAGCTCGCCTTACCGAGCACCTTCTTGTAGTAGGCGGCGGATTCCTTAGGCAGCACGGAGTCGTCACGGCCAGCTGCCAGCCATGCATCGGCCCGCTGCGGCCCGCCATTGTAGGCTATCAGCGCGGCTTCCTTGTCCCCGTTGTACCGGGTCAGCATCTTGTTGAAATAATGGGTGCCGTACTGCCGGCTGATTTCCGGATTTTTGAGGTAGGCCTGCTTCTGCTCCACGGTGCCGTTCTTCGGGAAATTGACATCCCCGAGATCGCCGGCAATCTCGTCGGCAGTTTCCGGCATCACTTGCATGAGGCCGGTGGCGCCCTTGGAGGATACGCTGGTGGCATCCCCGCCGCTTTCAACCTCCTGCATCGCCGCGATGATCGTGTCTCCTCCTGAAGCTCGTGCGAGGAGGCTCTCGGCCTGGTTGACCTGCACCGAGTTGGGAGAGCTGCGGAAACCCTGCAATGTGCGCGCCATTGCCCGCGTGCTGATCAGCTCGGTGGCACCAGCCAGATCGCCGCCGCGTGCAAGCTCCATGGCCGTCTTGTCCACGTCATCCGCGTCGAGGCCAACGCCCTCCTTCAAACGCTTCTGGATCTGCTGGGAACGGTCCTGCACCGGCTTAAGGTTCGCCTTCGCTTGCGCCACGAAGCCGTTGATCCGCTCGTTCGCGAGCCCCGCATACTGCCTCCTTTCCGCCGGGGAGAGGGGGATTTTATCGTCCGTCAGAATGGCGTTCGACAGCTTTTGCGCTTCGGCGAGGCCGTTCGGACCCGAGAGCGCCTTGTCAACCTGCCCGAGCATGGCTTCCGACATGTGCCGGCCCTCCATCCTCTTCAGGGCGATGTCCGCCTCCGTCTGCCCGACGACGAAATCAGGATTGTCGGCGAGCTGCTGATAGAGCGTGCGGATCTGCTGGGTCTTCTCCAGATAGGCGGTAGTGCCGACGCCGCCGGATCGGGCCAGTGTCGATGCTTCATCATCGAGCATCTGGATTTCGGACTTGATGTTTCCCTCATACTCCTTGATGTCGGCAGTCCGCTTCTGCTCCGAAACGCCGAGGCGCAGGCGCGGGCCCTCCGTATCGAGCATGGTGAGAACCGCGCCCTGGTACTCCTCGGGGACGTTCTGGAGGAGCTGGTCGCGGAACCCTGTCCAAGCGCCATCGAAGGTATCGATGTTGCCTTTTGCCTCATTCGAAATCCTGACACCGGCGGCGCGGATGTCTCCTGCCACGCGCGCGGTATACCCCTGTGCGGCTGCCGCGTTGTAGGCGCGTCCCTTCGCCGACAGGTTCGAGCGCATTTCCACTTTCAGGTTGCCCTGATTGTCGCGATAGACAGCGTTCTCGCCAGCCGTTGCGGCGTCCGCCATTTCCTTCTTCTGGAACGTGTCGCCCCAGTCGGCGAGCGCCTGCCCAATCTGCCGGAACGGATTGGCGACCTCGGCCGGAGACACCGAAGACTGGGGACCTCGCGTGATCGCGCCACGCGGCTGTATTTCGGGCAGCTTTGCCATGGATCAGGCTCCGTAGAATTTCGAGAGGCCAGAGGCCACTCCGCCAAAAAGCGCGAACTTGGAGGCCGAGCGGCGGAAACGCGCGTCGGCATCGTCCTGATTGGCCTGCATGCGCCGCGAGCCGACATCGATCTGGCGCTCCCGGTCGCTGACCTGCCGCTGCTTGTCCTCGAAGGCCATTGCGGTCGGGGTGTTGCCGGCCACCCCGGCAGCCGCGCGGATCGAGCGGATGTTGCTGATGGTGCTGTTGAGCTCGTCGCGGTAGTTGGCGTCGATCTGGTCAGCCTGGACGCGCCCGATCTCGGCGGCCCGCTTCGACTGATCGGCGGCATACTGCCCAGCCTGATATTCGCCCACGGCGCCGACTACAGATCCAGCAAGGCCGAGCACGGCGCCCAGCGAACTCGCTGCGCCACCGGCACCGGCCAATCCAACGAGAGGAGCAAGAGCAGCCATTAGACCGTTATCCTTGTGTTCAGTTCGATGAGCTTGAATTTGCAGGGGAATGTGCTGGAGAAGACAGGGGCAGGATCATAGCTGCGGCCGAATTCCCTGTAGCCGTACGTCTCGTCCCGCTCGGGGATGGGCTGCGCGGTATCCTCGCCGCCGCGGTGAGAGCCGAATTTCCGGTTCCCGACCTTGAACTCTTGCGTCTCCCGCACCGTGATTTTCATGTTCTTGATCTTGCGCTTCTGCTCACCCTGGCCCATGGCATCGCCTCCCTCGACGTTGATGAACAAGGGAGTCAAGGTCCAATCGAAATCCACACCGAGCGTTATCTCGTCATATTGCGAGTACCCGGCCACGACCCCGTTTGATGGCACGGCAACCTTTCCGAACCAGAAGCCGCCGGCGTAAACCGATACCGTCTTCCCAGCGTAGAACGATGCAACCACCGCTGAGATATTCAGCGCTTTGCCTGTCGAGAGCTGAAGCTTCTGACCATTGTTCAGCTGAAGGGAATCCGATGTGTCGGCCGTGCTGAAGGTCTGGGAGCAGTCGGCCAAGCAGGAGGAATCCAGAAGCTCGCCAACCCCATAAACGAGCCCATTGAAGACATACTGGGTCATGAAAATGACCTTGCCATACGAACCGGCTACATTCCTCACATAGCCGGAACCGTCCTGCTTCAGCCAGCCGACGTATTCGCGGTCTGGGTTGAACTGCCCGGTCACATAGGTCCCGTCATCATTCACCACATAGAGCTGCCGGGACGGGAAATCGGGGGTCGCGCTGGTCACCGCAATGCTCTTGATCGCGCCGAACAGGTGCCGGTGGTAGCGGTTGATTTCGTTGGCGATGTATGGGCGCGCCGTCTGGCCCGTGGCGGAGATGGCATATACCCCGTTTCTCGCCTTATCCACGAACATCAGCCCTTCCGTCACTTGGATAGGGCGGATCGAGGACAACTCGCTCGAGAAGATGATGCGGAACTCGATGGACCCGGGCTGGAGGGGGGTGCCGACCGAGACGGGGATGTAAAAGACCCCCTTGTCGGTGACCGCGAACTCATCGTATCCGCCGATGACATGGAAGACCTGGCACTCTTCACCGATCCATTCCAGAATCGCATCCTCGGGATCGGCGCCGATCAGGTAGTCTCGGTTAGCGGAAATCGCAGACCAGAGAACCGCGTTCTTCTTCTGCGGGAAATTCGTGAATATCAGGCGCTGTCGGTCCTTCGAGACCGATCGCGGCCAGCCACGCGCATCGGACATGAACTGTTCGTCCCACTGGACAGCGGCGGCCGGGGCAGCTGCAGCGACGGCACTGATCTTGCCTTTCCCGGAGGGGCTGATCAGCTTCTCGTCAACCTGGGGCTTGATTATCCGGCTGATGGTGACGAAGGTGACCACGTTGCCCGCAACGGCAGCAACCTCGCCCTTGGCCCCGCTGGTGTCTGCCTCGACAATCTGCCCAACGGCAAAACCGGAAGCATCATCCAAGGTTAGAGAATAGGTAGGCGGGAGGTTCTCAAGAACCTTTGCATTGGCCGAGATACTGCTGTTCACCGCTGTGATCTGAAGCTGTCGGCCGGCGTATCGAAAGATCGTGCCTGCATGGTTAGCGGTCAGAACGGGCTGGGAGAAAAGCAGCGTGATGTTCCCGGTCAGCCCCGAAGGAAGCATCGTAATGTTCGCTGTGTCTTCGAACCGATAGAACGGGACCCGCGATGTGCCGCTGATATCCGTTGCGAAGCTGAACGGAGCTATCGACCAGGAATTCGTGCCCTTCTGGGCGCTGATGACCTGAACCCGCTGCCGCCACGCAACGAACACCTCATTGTCCATCACCTCATAGGTCAGATCCTCGAGATCGGAAGCCAGCCATGGCGCGGACAGCCTTGTGATGAGGGTTCCGGTGTCGGTTCGGATCTTCACGCCGCCCGCGATCAGGACAACGGTGTAGGCAATGTCGTCAAAGGGTCTGAAATCGAACGAGATCCCGGTATCGATAAAAATCATCCTGCGACCGGGGCGGCGTTTCAGTCCCCCGGTAGGCGTCGACACGAGATTGCGGGCATGCCGAACACCCGTCCTCAGCTGCTCCACATCGTCGCGGCGAAGCGCATCCGGGTTGATCTCCCCGGAGGTGAAATCCCTCTGCCTGATCGCGATGTCCTGAATGCTCATTTGCGCCGCGTCCTTCGCGCCAGAGCAATCTTGCTGACATAGTAGTTCCTGCCCGGGTTCTGCTGATCCACGGTAGGCCGCGCGTCTGCCAGCATCCCTTCAGCACGTGCCTCGCGTCGATCTGCTGCCGAGTGATCTTCATTCAGGCCACGGAGACAGCCAGCCTCGACCATGAGGGTCAGGACGGCGATGGCGACCGGGTGCCACCGCTCCTCATTGGTCGGCATCACCACGGCGGCATAGACGTCGCTGGAGTAGTTGCAGGACAGAATATCGCCCTGGACCTCATAGTCGGTCAGCGGAACGTTTCCGTAAAACACGGTCTTGAGGTGCACCCGGTTCGGCGGTAGCCGGAAACCGTTAGAAGGGAACCGGCGGGACTTGTTCTCTGTGTCGGGCACACGAACAAGGGGCTCGGTAACCACGGCAAACAGCCACGGGTGGCGCCCGAGGAGTTCGCGCGCGGCGCGCTCGAAAGCGTTATTGGCAACCTGATATTCGTCAGAGCCGTCATCAACATTCACCGGATTGTTGCCGGTGGCGAAGAGGGCATCGTTGAGGATCTGGATCTTGTTCATGACTGCAGAATGGCGATCCCCGCCAGTCGCGGCAAAGCACAGCAGGAAACGAAAAACCCCGAGGGGTTAACCTCGGGGCTCCTCAGCCAGGCGGTCGCGATGGTGAGCGACTGGCGTCAGCTTTCAGCGGCATGCGCCTTTGCGTATTCCGCCTTCTCGTCGTCGGACATCTCGTTGAACGCGACGGCATCCGGCTCGCGGATGGACTTCCCGACTTCGGCACCATCGGCATCATAGATGGCCCACCAGCCCTTGCCCTTATCGCGTGCTTCGAACGGGCCCTTGAGCTCGGACGTGATGGCCCCGGCCGGCAACGAGGGCTTCCCATCCTTCGGCCAGGGTTCAGCGCGCCATTCTGCGGGATGCTCCTGGAGCACCCGCCGCGCGTCATAGGAGTCGAGTTCGGCCGCGCCGTGGTCGATATGATAGAGGGTCGTTTTGACAGGCATTCTTGGCTCTCCTCAGGGGGAAACCGAGCGCTTAGTAGCGCTCGGCAATCCACGACTTCAGCTGGATGGACGGGGTGGTGCCACCGACATCGACATAAAGGCGCACGTCCTTGTAGTTGACGTCGTGCTGCTCGGTGGTGAACGGGATTTCGTAGCGGCCGACCACGGAGTTGATTGCGCCGCCGGGGCGGGCGGCGGTCGCTCCCAGCGTCAGCTGCGCCAGCGTTTCCTTGTTCACGAACGCATCGTTCGAACCCTGCAGAAGCAGGTGATAGAATTCGTCTGCCGAGCTGATGTCGATGGCAAGCACGTCCACAATAAGGACGCCCTCGAACCGGCCGGGGCCGAGCTGCTTCGTCACGTTCGCGCCGGAAACCTGAGTCACGGCATCAGCGGTAATGGCGGCTGCGCCATCGGCAAGGACGAGTTCCGCGTCCTGATTGTACACTCTCTGACCCATCGGTCATTCTCCTCTTCAAAGCAAAGCATGAGGCCCGGCGAACCGGGCCACGATGGATCAGGCGACGAACGGAGCGTCAGTGATGGAGGTGAGGCGGGTCAGGCTGAAGTCGTTTTCGACCACAATGCCCACATCCCACGACACGTTGGTGCCGTAGTTCACCGCGTCATCGAGGAGCCCCATGTCCCGGACCTCCATCGGCGTCAGCTGGATGCCATGGACACCCTCGGCGCTGATGTCAGCAACGAACAGCGACGTGGTGACGGCTCCGCCGCCGCCAGCGCCGACCTCGTTGAAGGACAGGATGGTGCCGTCGCGCCCCTTCGGATAGCCGAAGAGAATGCGCTTGCCGGCATAGGACATCTTCGGCATGCCCACTTCGTCCCACGACTGGATGACGAAGCCCGAGATCGCCGTGTTGCGAGCCGCCTGGATAAAACGCGGCAGCAGATCCAGACCCGCGATGATATGGTTCGCGTTCCGGGTGTTCATGATCGCCTTGTCCAGATTGTACAGCGAAAGGGCAGCGCCACCCGCGGCAACAGAATTGGCGATGAGGCGGCCATTTGCGGCCGTGCAGCGCGCCTTGAGGCCGTTCGGCTCCTTCGGGTTCGCCACGTTGTCGCCGTTGATGAAGGCGTTGGTGAAGAGGCGCGACTGCGCCTTCATCTGCATCGCCTCTTCCTTCGCACGACGGCTTTCGCCATGGCGGCGCAGAATGGCCTTGTCCACCTTCAGGATCGTGTCGATGGGGAAGCTGGTTTCCTGGAAGGGCTCGATCTTGCCCTTGGCGGAACCGGCGCCCTCGTTGATCGCACGGAAGGCAGCGGTGCCGACATCGGCCTCGCGGTAGCCTTCGAAAGCTGCGCCCGAGAAGCCTTCGAACGGGAGAACCTGCAGAATGTCCGATTCCGCGGCGAAGGTTTCGATCAGCGGGCGCTCGATGCTGGTCTTTTCCAGACCCTTTGCATATTCCGGGAGCGTCATTACTTCAGGCATTTCAGGTCTCCTCTAAGCCGTCAGCGCTTGCTGTGCTGGCGGGCGTAATTGATCTTCTCGGTGGGGGAGAGCTTGTCGTACTCCTCGTCCGAGAGTTCGGTTTTCCCGGAATCGCGACCACCGCCGGGATTGCCCGGCAGCACACCTCTGTTGGCGCGCATCAGCGCCTCGAAAGCTTCGACCTGGCCGGCCGTGTAAAGCATCTTCGAAAGCTCTGCCGCCGGACCAGAGCCCAGAACCGCGCCAAGCCATGTGTTCACCGCCTCGACGCGGGCCTTGCCCTTCGTGCCGAGCTTCTCCGCCTGCTCGGTCAGCGCCTCCTGGAGGCGGGCCTGCTCGGCAGCATCCAGCTGAACGCCGAAGGCAACCATCCCCTCGAAGTCCGACTGGCTCATCTGACGGGAGTGCGCGAAATCACGGAGCATCCCGAAGCGCGGATCGGACTCGTCCAGCTGGAACTCCGCTCCGTCGACGGTCAGCCCTTCAGGGAGCTTGAAGTCTTTGGGCAGAGCCAGCTTGTAGCCGTCAGGGGCGTCGGGAACCTGCGCAAGGTTCGCATCGTGCTCGGCCTTGAAGGCCACCAGGGCGTTCAGATCGTCGGCCTTGAAGCCCTTCTCCGAGTCCCAGAAGCTTTCCGGGATATAGTCCGGGCGCTGAGGAGGTGCCCCAGCGCCTGCACCACCATCGGAGCCTGTCTCGGGGGTTCCCGAACCGGCAGCAGCGGCAGCATCGCCACCGCCGCCGGCCGCCGCACCCCCTTCGGGAGCCAGTGAGACCCGAGGTCCGAACATCGAAGAAAGGACGAATGCCCCCGGCGCGCTACCGGCCTGCAGGGCCGTGTCGCCGGGATTTTCGAACTGGGAGACGTGCCCCGCTTCGCCTGTCTGTTTCGCTTTCGCTTCCATCTGCCTTTTCCGCCTCTGCCATCGCAATCAGATCGTGAGCAAATGTGCGGCGGGCATTGTGAGCGTGCAAAGCACAGGTTTCCGGCGGCCCGATCTCTTCCAGAACGGACTGCAATGCGGCGAAGAAGGGGAGGCTTTCCGGCTGGCGAGCAAACCACTGAAGAGCGGCGCGAGCGTCATCGTCATGGAGCTTTGTCATGGTTCACCTATTGCCCGCCGGCCGTCAGCATGCCGGCGTCCTGAGCGGCTCCCAAGACCGTCCGCACGAGCTGAGCCGTCTGCTCCTCGTCGCGAAGCTTGACCACCTCATCCTTCATAAGCCGCTTCACGTTCTCGATGGTGGCGCGCTCATCAATCGCCGCTTGCGCCGTCTCGGGGAACATGCCCTTGGCAAGGGAAAGCAGCTGGGTGGCGATCTGAACCTTCTGATTGTCGGCTGCCTGGGTAGCCGGATTGTTGGCAACCAGCGTGATAGGCTGGCCGTTCAGCGTGACGTCAGCGATCTTTGCGTCCTTGGTCAGAAGCCACTCGAACCGTCGGTAGATCTCATACGGACCTTCGCGCCAGAACTTCTTGCCCGGGGTGCCGATGCGGCGCTGAGCCTTCACCATCTCGTCGGCCCACTGGGTTGCGGTGGGAGGCGTGTCGCCCTTCTGCTCCGGATAGTCCGCGAAGTGCTTCCGACGAATTCGGCGCTCCAGATCGGAGGCGCTGTAGAAACCGAGATCCGGGTTCCCCTCGAAATAGAGGGGCTGGATGTCGCGGCCCGAACCGGGGCGGGAAGGGTAGGCTTTTCCGGCCTCCAACCCGTTTTCGAAGTTCAGCACCCCGTCATCCGGATAGGCGAGGGGTGGGGCCAGCGCGATATCGATCCGGTCTTGAGTGGCCGCCGTAATCACGTCGAGCACGCGATAATCCTGAAGCGCCTTGATCGAGGGGCCATACCCCCAGGCAAAGTTCGGATCTGGCGAGAAGCGGGCGATGATCAGCGGGATACAGCCTTCGCCTTCCATCGTTCGCTCGTTCACAGCGATCTTGTCGACCAGGAGGACGAAATTCCACCTGTCGTCCTCCGGCCTGTCCCAGTTCCGCCAGAAGCACCAGACGATCTCGATGGTCCCGTTCTTCATGCTGGAGATCTTGCGCTTCACTGCATCGGGCAGGGGAACGCCGGGAATGACGGTCTCCACCCGGTCAGCGGACACATGCCGCACCCGGAATCGGTCGCCCACGGAGCCATCGGCTTCAACGTTGAATTCGAGCTCCCGCGTCGGAACGGCCTCAACCCGTGTGGGCCGGGTGTTGAAGGGCTTGTCGATCCACCATGCCACCGTTCCCACCGCGGCGCCGGGGTCGAGGACGGTGCCCAGCTCCGCTTCAAAGTTCGATGCGCGGATTGCCGAGAAGATGATGCTGTTCCGCGCCTTCAAATCCTTTTCAAGCTTGGCGCGCTCGTTTGCCGGCACGCCCACCAGCTGGGACTCGTCAACGCCAGCCTCAACCCACTCCGTCCCTTGCGGGAAAAATGCGGCGACCACCTCCGTTGCGAAGTCCTCTGAAACTTCGGAGCCGATCCCGGTTGCAAGATCGTCCGCGTCATCGGATGGCCGCGAGGGTTTCGAGGTGGAGTCCACCTGGGTGCTGAGCCGGGGCCGGGTGAAAAAATAGGCCTCCTGCAGATCGGGCCGCACAAGGGCCTTCTGCGCGCGGGCCTGCTTCAGACGACGAAGCGCCTCTTCCGTTACCTGCTTGGAAGGGAAGCCTTGACCGGCCTTGTCCTGCATCGGTTTCTTCACAGCCGGTGCCGCCTTACTTCAGGATCTTGAGGAGCGGCGAGGAGCGAGCCCCCGCCATGGCCTGCCGCGCGCCGAAGTAGCGCATCGACTTGTCGGTCTCTGCCGACAGCTGGTCCTGGATGGTGTTCACCTTCTGCTGTGCCGCCGCTGCCTGCTGCCGCTTCAGCTCGGGATCTTCAGGGATTTTCTGTTTCATCGGTTGACCCTTCCGCACAGATGATTTCGCCACCGTTGGCGAGACATTGCCGGTAAAGGGCATCGGGCCGCAAAGCACAGCCGGGCATCCCGATCAGGTGAGCGACCGCCGGAACACACCACGCGCCCACCGCCATATTGAGGCTGTTGACCGCATCGGCCGGCTTCGGGACCCGCACAACCACCGTTTTGTCCGAGAACCTTGCGATCATGGGATCGGCATCCCGGCCATGAACCACATAGATCCTGCTCCGGTCGAGGTTGAAGTCGAAAAACACCCATGATGCAGCGCGATCGACATAGCCGAAGGCGGAAACGTGCTTGAACCGCCCCATTGCCAGCCAGTTCAGCCACCACCGCGGCGACTCCGTGTGAAAAGCCACGAACCAGGCGCTCGGCTCGCAATGATCCAGCGGCAACCGCCGCGAAAAGCTCTCAGATCCCACCGCGCCGCCTCGATTTCTTTCTCATCTTGATATCCACCGGAGCTTTCCGGCCGCCGCGCTCCATGCCGGCGACAACTCGACCTTCACCAGCGCCCAGAACCATATATTCCAGGGCATCCGCGATGTCGGAGTAGCGATCCTTCTCCGGCACCTCCTTGTGCCGGGCCGTTCCCTTGATCCGGGCGAAATGGTAGCCCCCCGCACACGCCACCTTCAGCGTCCGGCAATGGGTCCCGCACACCAGAAAGCGCGGCGATCCGTTCACCATCGTGATCATCGTGTATTCCACGGCCTCGATGCGGGTCTGGATGTGGTTGTTTTTGACAGGCGCCGGCCGCACCGGCATCCCGAATGACCGGAACACGTCATACGCTGTGTTCTCGTCCGCCTGCGTTCCATCCTCGCCCTTCGGGTCGCCGAAGAACTCCACGCTATATCCGTTTTCGGTGCCGCCATGCCCGGCCGGAGACCAGTTTCCCAGCCGCCGGTCGAGCAGCTTCTTCACCAGGGGGGCGAAAATGGACGCCCCGACGCCGCGCGCCGTCAGTTCGGCGAAGACCCGCCACCGGTTGTTCACCAGCTGTCCGACAACACAGGCCGGGTTTCGTCCGAAATCCAGCCCCACATAGATCGGCCATCCGGGAATCGGCTCCAGCGGGGTCTTCGAGACATGCGTCTCCTCGTTGAACTGCTCCCAGACAGGCTTGCCGTCCACATAGACCGTGATCTTGTTCAGCACACGGCTGTCGATCCAGCGCTTCGACTTGCCCTTGATCTTCTCCGCGTAATATCCCGGCTTCAGCCATTTCGTGTTCTCGGCCTTCGGGTTCATCCGATAGCCAAGCAGGGTTCCAGACGCATCCTTGATCTCCAGCATGGCCGGCGGCTGCACGTGATAGCCCCAGTTGTCCGGGCGCTGGAAGGCCAGACGCTCCTCCTCCGTCCAGTCGTCGGGCAGGGGAACCTCGCCCATCATCAACGGGACCCAGTGATCCTCGCGCGGCGCGTTCATGTCGGCAATGATGCCGTCCCACGTCGCCCCGCCGTCCTTCACCGCCGGATAGCGGCCCGTTCGAGACTCGGCCTCGTCCACGATGTCCTTCTCGATGAACTCCAGCTCGTTGAACCAGAACCCGGTCACCTCGAGCGACCGCATCTTCCGAACATCTTCCGGGCTGTCGAGCGCGATGAAGTGCACCTCCATCTCCAGATCGCCCAGCTTGATCTCATGCCGGTAGGGCCGATCCCAGAAGAACCGCCCGTACTGCTCCTCCGGAAACCAGTCGAGCCATGTTTTGACCGTCGTGCTCTTCAGATCCGGAAACGTGTTGCGAACCACGCACCACCGCGTCCGCCGAATACCGTCCTCCTGGGGGCGCTGCTCCATCGAGATCATGTACATCTTCATGATCGAAGCCGTGGATGTCCCGGAGCCAATCGAGCCACGGATAATCGACACGTGCTTGCGGCACTCCAGAAAGTCGATCAGCACATCACCATCAGGCGCATAGATCTTCCGCCCGGCAGCGTCTCGCTCGATCCTCGGCAGTTCCGCCGGCCGCTCGGGCTCAATGATCTGCAGCATAGACCTCGGCATCCCTGTCCATCGAGGAATTCAGCCGAAACAGCAGATGATAAACGCCAGCCAGCCGCCGCGGCGCATCGTCGGTCGCCGTGAAACCGGTGATCATGCTGCCATCGGTGCTCGCCGCCGAGTAACAAAGATCCACCAGCTTGCCAGCCTCGGCCATCGCCAGGAGACTGCGCGCCTTCTCAACAACATCAGCCTTCAGGCCAGCCTTCGCGTCGAAGGTCACGATCTTCAGATCAGTCATGCCGTTTCTCCGTAAAGAGGAAGGCCGGACGCTTGTGGCCCGGCCAAATCGCTCACTGCTCGGTCGGGATGAAGTCGACGTAAAATGTGTCGCCCGGCGTAAAGGTGCCGATGAGGGCGGGGTTCATGACCATCATGTCGAAATTCACCGAGGGCGAGTAACGTGCAAACGTGTTGTCCTCGTCATGACCATCAGCGCCGTATGGGGTCTTCTTCGCAACACCGTGGAAAACCAGACGCTCCTGTACGACCCGACCTTCATGCAACTGGACCGGGGTCACCGAACCCACCCGGACCTTGGCACGCATCTTCTTTTCTTCCGTCATGTCAGCTCTCCTTGCTGGTTAAAAAAAATCTGGATCACATCCCCCAAACGGGGAAATCGATTGGGTGAGGGTGGACTGGGAAGAGACCGCCCGTTTTTGCCCCCACCCCCCTCGAAGAGCGGCCCGGAGCAGAACGAAGGGGGTACGGGGCCGCGTTCCTCATTCATCGTCGGGAACGTCCTGCTGCGATGGTAACGGCTTGGCCTCGATTTGCTCCTGATGGGAGATCAGGCGCTCATCCGAACGGGCCAGCCGGATGACGTAGCCGGGGGTGTCTAGCTGCACGCTGTTGTTGATCTGGACGTTGACCTGCGCCGCGCCGATGGTGTGGCTGCCTCGGTTCATGCCGTCCAGGTATTCAGCGGCCTTGAACTGGGTGCTTTCGTTCTTCGCGTCGAGCAGGCTTTCCATCTTCAGTAGCGCACGAGGGCGGACGCTCGTTCGCAACACCTCCATGCACTCATTCATGTAAGCCAGAGTGTTGGGCTTGGTGAGGGCGCGGCGAAGGCTCTCTTCGTGCATTCCTGCTTTTTTAGCCGCGTCGGATCGCTTGAGGCCTTCGAACACCATCAGCTCAACAGCGGTGCGTGCTTTCTCGCTGATTGCGGCCTCTTTTTTTTCTTCATCGGCTTTGAGGAGTGCTGCGGCGGATCGGGCCTTGGTTCCGTAGTCGGTGGCCTTCTTCGAGGGCATGACCATCGCTGTCTGTCTCTCGCTGTGCTCGTTGATCGCTTTCGCTCGCTGCCTTGGTCGGCGCTTCGCTTTCGCTATGGAGATGAGGCGTTGGCGAGAGCCGATGAGGGAGGAACGCCGCGCGATGGTGGCCGCTGTGGAGAACGGTTGTCAAAGCACAGGTTTTTTATTCAATGATTTCAATGTTGTTGATCATTCGCAACAATCCGTAACATTCCGTGATGGATATTTAATGTCTGTTTGGCCTGTTCGTTCGCCTATGATTCTCGGTGTTTAATGTCCTCAAATAGCGCAATAAAAGATATTTAATGTCTGTTGGGGTTGACGGACGGGGAGGGGTGTGCTTGTATGCGGATACCGGATGCCAGCCGGTTCCACTCACTCACAGAAGGACGATCCCCATGAACATTCCCGCTGATGGTTCCATCATCATCTTCGACCGCAAGATCAACGGCAGCTATTGCAGCGAGGGCGTGGCCTATCGCGTCAAGCACTACGGCAAGCGCACGGTTGACCTGCAGGACGTGAAGACCGGCTCTCATACTCAGGAGTGGGCCCACGCATTCGCCCGCTGTGTCTGGCACGTGGCAGCTTGAGGGAGGCGGACATGAACAACAGCATCGCCGCCTACAACGCAGGCATGAAGGCAGCCCGGTCCATGCTGCAGGTCGGACACAAGTTCGAAGGCTCGCTCCTGATCGCAGACGCCCTTGGATACAAGCGTTTCGAGCAGGAATGGGAATATGCCCTGCATGGCGCCAGCACCGTGATCGGAGAGTTTCGCGCAGTGTTCACGAACGCCGAGGGCGTGATTACCGGCCTCGAGCTGGACACGCGCCGCTGACATCAGGGCAAGGGCTTTCGAGCCCTTATCCGGTTGCCAGACCGAAAACCCCTCACAGAACAAGGACAGTCCCATGACCACGGACATCATTCGCAAAGCCTCGATTGAAGAGCTGGTAGCGCACCGCACGCGAGCCATTGAAGCGTTCGCCCAGGCAGAGGCAGCCATTGAGGCCGCCAACGCGGCGGCAAAGCGCGCAGCCCCCTCATTCCAATATGCAGGCGGTGCGCAGGCGCTGGCCTCGCCCAGCCGGTCGCGGTTCTCCTGCAAGTCGCAGGCGGAAGAATGGCGCAGGGGTGTTGACCGCGACTGCTGGAACAATCTGCTGATGGCGTCCGGCCTTGGCGCGCTGATGGGCGCTAAACAGAAAGGCGAGTTCCAAAAGCTGCTTGAGGACAACCCGCCGGAATTCACCGTCGAGACGGCATTCGCCACCTTTGCGGACAAGATGGGCAACGCAGGAGCGATCTTCAACGAGAGCGTGGTGAATGCGTTCAAGTCTGCCCCGAAGGGCTTCAAGTCGAACGACAGCTTCCATGTCGGCAGCCGCATGATCCTCGACTATGCCGTGTCGCACTACATGAACCATGCCACGTGGTACAGCAGCAGCTATGGCAGCCAAGCCATCGATATTGTGCGAGACCTCGACCGCATCATGCACCAGCTGGACGGCAAGCCGTTCGAGACTGATGCAACACAGATCGCCAGCGTGGCTATGCGTGAGGGCAAATCGGAGTGCGAGACCGAATATTTTCGGTTCCGCTGGTTCCGCAAGTCAACGATGCACGTGTGGTTCAAGCGTGACGATCTGGTGCGCGAGATGAACAGGATTATCGCTGATCACTATGGCGCCGTGTTGGGCCAAGCAGCCTGAAACGAAACGGCCGGGCGAATTGCCAGCGCCCGGCCACACCCTTGCGGGCGATCCTCACAGAAAGGATGCCCGCTTTTACCATCACATCAGGGTTTCGAGCAATGGCGCGCAAAGCATCAGTCGACCAATTGGCATTCGATTTCTTCGGTAACAACGCGACTCCCGCAACGCCGGCCGCACCGGTGGCCTTGCCCGATCCGGTGAAAGAGGCGCTGTTGGGCGCGAAGCTGGAGCACAACGAGTTCTTGCTGAACCTCAACCGCGGCCTAACCAGCAAGCTGCATGTCCCTTTCCCGTCTCGCCTATACCGGTTCCCTGTCGAGTTTATGGACCGCGACCGGACCAAGACAGCATCCAGCCAGCTGCTGTTGCGGCATCCGAGGCTGTGGGATTGCGAGTTTGTCGCGCCATTCCTTGAGGAGATCGAGCAGCGATCCGGCATCCGGGCAGTGTGGCAGGATCACGACGAGTTCGGCCGAGACCGTGGCGAGCTGCCCCGCTGGTGGCATGCTGTAGACCTGTGCAACAACAAGCACTGGTCACACCTGATGGACACGGCGCACCTGACAGGCACAGATGAAATCTTCCGTGCTGTCCGCTTCCACATCGAATGCTGCAGCCTATCCACCAAGACTGCCCGGCAGATCATGCGTCAGCTGGAAACCGAAGAGCCGGCGGACCGCAGCCGTGGCGCTATCCTTGGTGACGGCATGTCCCCGGGCCGTTGTCAGCAGGGAATATCACCGAACATCCGGCTGCGCGGGCCCGAAGGCGCTTGGCTTGCAATTCATGCGGTCGAGGATGGATACCTGAAGAAGCGCGGCAGCTTCATGATGGTGCCGCCCGACACCATGGCGGCCCGCGAACAGGCGAAGGCCGCATGACCATGGACTCGGTAACCGAAAATCTGCATGGTGCCGCGACTGCCAGCAATGCGGACTCACCCATGGACAAACCACCCCACGATGCACCGGAGCACCTGAAGGCCAGGTACTGGCGCGAGGAGGTGCTGGAGCTGACCCGCGATCAGCTGGCCGCGCTGACAGGCTTCAGCGCGTCGAGCATCAAGGATTTCGAGAACCCGTCAAAGGACATCGACCCGATGGCCCGGAAGCGGTACCGGCTCGCATGCGCAGCGGTCGCCATGGGCATCCAGTTCGACTGGCTCACCACGTCGCTCAAGATCCAGCAGCCGGTTCAGATCACGATCGGTCCGGACGCATAGCACCGGCCAGCGTTCGCAGCACTCTCCCCCTTTGCCTGATGCAGATCACGGCCCCGGGCCCATACTGCTCTACAAGGCTTTCGAATGCCCGTTTTGCTGCTATGCCATTGTTCGCGCCACCGAGAGCTTCCACGGCCTTCCCGTTGTCATCCAGCAGCTCAATCATGAAATTGAAGGGATCGTCATAGACGGGGGACTCTGAGCGCACGGCAAATCCTCGTATTGATGTTCTCATTTCGTTCGCCGCGAGGGTTGATTAACGTCCTGATCCATAAGCGGTCAAGCCTTGGCGCTCACAAATCGCGCCTGAGAAACGAGAACATCCACTGTTTGATTTCCAATGTGGCGGTTTGGATGACGGCGAAATCGCCCTTGTTTCGGCCCCGCGATTAGGCATAGTGCGCAGCAGGCAGCACCGGTTTCTTTTGGTGAAAGGTGCGCCATGACACACGAATTACTCCGCTTGCAGGTTTGGCAATTCAAGGGAGAGGCTAGCGGACAACTGGCAATGTCATATCTTGCCTTCTTGGCTCTCCTGTTCTTTGCGCTCGTCGCCTACTGGATCTGGATAAGGAACAGGCGCTGATAGAAGCTAAACCTGAGGCACGTCGGCCTGATCTTTCTTTCGGCGGGGCCTCCTCGGGATCTCCACTAGCACCACGCCGACCTTAAGCCCGCCAAGCCAGAGCGGGAACACATCTGGCCCCATGCCGCGCCCCTGGGGGCGACCGTAGTTTTCCAGCTTCGAGGCGTAGCCTTCCTGCATCCCGGATCGGGCATCGAGCTCCATGCTGCTGATCCCCATTGTGGACCGCCGCTTCACCATGGCGTCCACGAAGCCCTGATAATCGCTGATCACGCCCGAGATCGGCTTAAGCCCGTGCAGGCGATCCGGCAGGTCAGGATCTTCGCCGCCTCGTTCTGCTTCCCAGCGCGCTAACGCCAGTTCGCTGAAATACCGGCGCTTCCGGATCATGACGGAGGGCGGGAACGAAGGGTCTTTCATCCAGACGTAGAGGGTTGAGCGCGCGATACCGAACCGCTCGCACACATCCCCGATGTCGAGATATTTTTCGTTGCGCTGGGTGATTGCCATCTGTCCGAACCTGTCTAAACCTGTCCAAAGTTGTCCGATTTCACCACGCCACATCGGCATCAACGGGAGGCGATTTCGCTGAGCCCGGCGGACCGAACACTGCCGAGAGAATCCCGCAATACTTCGCACCAGGGGGCAGCTCCCGCCGCCGGCTCACCAGCTCGGCATGGCTTTCCACCGTGAACAGAAGGGCGCGCTCCTCTGCGTCCATGGCAGCGCGCGCCTCGGCGACCCGTTGCTCCACCAGACGCACCGCCACCGGCACCGGACGCTTGTCCTCGATCTGCATGCGCTCCTCGGCCAGCTGGACCTGCTTCTGAACATGGGCGGCATGCTCGCGGACCGCCGCGCCCAGCTCCGGCGCAGTGGGCGCCCATTTCAGGCTGAAGCCCGGCATCTGCCCGGTGCAGATGGCCTCAATCACCATCTTCACAGAGTGGCAGGGAAGGCCTTGGCAGGCGTCGATGTAGCTGTCCATCTTCGATGCCGGTGAACCGCTCTTCAGCTCGAGCGCGGTGAAAAGCCGGTTCAATTCCGTCGCCAGCTCCATGCTGGTAATCGGCCTCAATCGTGCGTCCATCGTCTCGCTCCTTCATGCGTTGCAATACCTTGCCCGTGAAATCCGCCATCGAGACGCGGCCCTGCTGGTCACGGTGCAGCCCGTCAGGACCGGGGGCGGCCCCGGGCGGTCCGCGCTGCACCATCGCCGGGAGATCGTTCCAGCGCTCCTGGTTGAGCCATGTGGCGGGGTTGCACCATGGCCGGTCATCCCGTTTGCCGACGTAGGCCCGCAGGCCGGCCATGATCGTTTCCAGATCGGCGCCAGCTCTTGCCTTGACGAACGCCTTGAAGGCGACCGGCTTGCCAACCTTGTTCGGGTAGTTGGGCCAGAACCGGCTATCGAACTCTTGCCGAAGATCAGCCTGCCGGGAGGCCATCGCGCCTCGCGCGATTCCCGGGGCTGGGGATGATGGTTGGGGGATTATAGGGGGGTGGGTCTGGGAGGGGGGATCAAGGGGGAAGGAAGAAGGGGAAGGGGCTGAAGCGTCTGAATAAGACGGTTCAGACGCTTTAAGACGCTTTTCAGACGCCTTGTTCTTTTCGTAGTACCGCCGATTCCGCTCTTGCCGTGCCGTCCTCTGGGTGCTGACAGCAGGCGCCATGGAAGCCTCCATCTCGGCAATCGCCGCGATCAGATCATCGCCGGTCACGCCGGCGGCCAGCAAGTGCTTCACGGCTGTGGCGATGACGGACATCAATCCATCTCCACTTCACGCGGCCGGCGCCGGGGCTTCATCGGATTTTCGCGCATGACGGTGATCAGGTGGCCGTCCTTGACCACATAGGTGATCCGGTCCAGGCGCACCTTGCAGTTGGCAAAGCCGCTATCCATGACCAGCTTCACCGCTGGGTGCAGGATCTCGTTGCAGATGTCATGGAGAGACAGGCGGGCGCGTTGGCAGCAGCGCAGCACCTTCAGGTTCTCCGGCAGCGTGTCGTCATCGCCGATCCACTCCTGAACCGGCAGGCGCATGACCCGCTCCATGTAGCGGAGAACAGCGTGGCTGGAGATGCGTTCATGCATTCGCGACCTCCCGGCCTATAAACCGTGGACCGCCGGAATGCTGGGAGTGGAAGCGATACCACGCACACGACTCCTTCCCGGTCATCTTCGTGCCGGGGATCCACTTCAGGCGGCCTACCGAGACGATATGGCTGCACTGATCCATGTACGGGGCGGACTGCTTGGTGTGGGCCCATTCCGCATCGAACAGGAGCCATGTCGGCGCCATCGCCTGGAAGCGCAGGATCATCTGGTGAAGGATATGCCGATCCCAAGGCACGTTGCTTATGATCGCGTCAAAGCTGGCGTCCTGATCGAAGGGATAGACGAGGGCGTCATACCCACAGGAGATATCGCCCTCATAGACGCATTCGAGCCCAGCCTCCTGCAACTGCCCAACAAGATAGCCTTCGCCGGCGCAGGGCTCGGCGAAGGTCTTAACGCCGCGAAGGTGCGGCAGCAGCTTGCGCACCGCGTTCGGATCGATGGTCTGATAGGCATCTCGGGCGATGCGGGGAAAATCGCTTCGGCGGCCCATCAGAGAAGCACCTTCGAGATCTTCATGGCATTGCGCTCGGATACCGTCCCGCGACTACGGGCAGCGCGCTTGTGATACTCGCAGTAGGACGAGCCCTCGGCCTGGCTGTGCCCGCAGAACAGCGTCTTGTCTTTCTCGCCCGACACCGGCCACCGGCAATCCAGACGGCCGAGCTCCACCAGCGTCATGTTGAGCGGCTCCGGCCTCAGCGCATCGGCCACCACAGGTTCACAGGTGATAGGCCGAGGGCTGGAATCGACCGCCCGAATTTTTGGCCGCTGCCGCGGAGGCCGGGCGACGGGAACTCTTTTCGGTCTCTGATCAGCCGGAGCAGGAGGCGGGCGGCGCTCGATGCTGGTGTCACGCATGCGCAGACGGGCGATCTTGCCAATCACCGAATTGCGCGAAACGCATCCGAGACGTTCGGCTATGACCGTCGCACTGTGTCCAGCAGCCCACAGCTGTTTCAGCGCGGCTGTGTTCTCTTCTGTCCATTTGATGTTCATTCGAATGCCTCAATAGACCAGCCGCCGCCGTCCTTCTTCGGAAGCGGGCGAACAGCGATAAAGCGAAGGGGAAAAAGATCAGCGGCCACCTTGATTTTCACGCGGGCGTCGTCCTGCCAGAAGCCTTTGACCTCGTGCATTTCGAGGTGGCCGGTGGACAACATCACGGCAAAATCGGGGGTGTAGAAGGTGTTGTCGGCGAGGCGGAACTTGAAGCAATCGAACTCGAACCAGACGACACGGCCGGCCAGCTTCTCGTTCTCCAGATGGGCTGCATAAGCTGCCTCGGTTTTGTTCATCTCTCCGGTTTTCAAGCGACCCAGAGCAAGGCGGCCGGAACCCGCCTTGTTCTGTATCCGGCCCCCGCCGGTCATCAAACCATTCCCAGGGCGGCCATGTAGACGTCGAGGATAGCTTCCTCTTCGAGCCGCTCGTTGGCGTCCTTCTTTCGAAGGCGCAGAATGGTTTTCATGGCCTTGGTATCGTAGCCGCGGCCCTTAGCCTCGCTGATGACCTCGCGGATATCGTCCGCGATGGTCTGCTTCTCCTTCTCGAGCCGCTCAATCCTCTCGATAAACTGGCGGAGCTCGGCAGCGGCGACCCGCTGAACCTCAGCCTGTCCAGTCTCCTCGTCCGAAAATGCCTCCACCTGAGCCGACTGTTTCGCTGCCGAGATGCCCGCGGCGTTCTGGGTAACGGCCCGTGCCGCGCTTGCCGGGATGCTGTCCATGATCCTGTCCTTTCGTGGAGGGTTACTGTTTCGACTGGTTGCGGGCGCCGAGCACCCACAGTGCTGCGTTCTTTGCTTCCACGGATCGGCGATGAAGCCAGCAGGAAACCCGCAACAGGATGTCGGCGAGGGTGGTGCGCATCACTTCAGCTCCTGCTTGAGGGTGTCGAGCTGCTGCCGGTGCCATTCCAGCCGCTGCTCAAGCTCGGCGATCTGGACGCCGCGCTCGAACTCCCGCCACCAGCGCGTCCCCGAGCCCTGCATGATCGACTGCAGGACCACGAAACCAGCATCCGACCGCAGGAGGTTCACAACGGCCTCGGCGCCCGGCTCGGTTCGCCCCTCGAGCCAGAGCTTGGCTGCTCGTTCGCTGATCTCAGCCCGGCTGGCGAGGTTCGTGGCGGTTTTCGACGGCCACAGAGTGCGAGCAACCCCGCAAATGGCGTCGACCAAGGGAATCCGGTTTCCCCGCTTTGGGAATCCAGAGTCCGAAAAAAGCGGCAATGATGTCCCCATCGAACAACCTTCCAGGAGTAACCAGAGATGAATTCTCAATCAGTCGCCGCGGCAAACGCCGCAGTGATCTTCTCAATCGGGATGGCGCTTTCGCCACGCGGCACGCATCGCACCCGTGAATTTCTTGAAGAGGTCGCCAACGAACTGCTGACCCTTGCCCCCACTCTCCCAGGCGATGCTGGTGAAGCTACGCGCAACACCGCCGAGCTTCTGATCGCGGCGGAGTTTCGGTGAGCTGACCGCATCCAGCCGGCGGCGCATGGTCTCGATGAAGGCAGAGAATTCGGACATCACGCCACCTCGCTTCCGGCATCAATGACTGGCGCAAAATCCAGCGGGCCCACGTCGATGTCTCGCTCTCTCGCCGCTGCGAGGATGGCCGGGATATGCCAGTGCGGCACGACACCGCCGGTGCCGCCTTTCTCCTTGGGCATCCGCCACCGCATGACGGTATGAACGGACACATCCGTCACCTCAGCCAGAGGCTTCAGACCCTTGAATTTGGTGATGATCGTGTTCGCTGGTTCGCATCTCATAGCGGCAATGTACGATAAACATACAGTGCGAGCAAGTAGCCATGTACGATAATCCTAAATGCGCCGATTTCTACGATGTGCGAAAATCGGACATGCGCGATGAAGTGTATCGAATCTATCTGGACTGGATCCGTAAGGGTCTGAAATCGAGTGGCAAAACGCAGACCGCGCTAGCCGCTCACCTGGGTGTGGCCCACCCCCAGATCACCATGCTCATGCATGGCAAGCGCAATTTGAAGGTTCATGAGATACCGAAGATTGCAGAATTCCTTGGCGTACCGCCGCCGAGCGTAGAGCTTCAGCCATACAGCGCGACACAGGTGCCGATCCGCAAGGCAGGCATCGTGGAAGCCGGCGCCTTCCGCGAGGTGGATGAATTCGACCAGTCGGAGCCGGAAGAAGAATACGGCTACCCAGATCCGCGCTATCCGAACGCTCGGCAGATGTTCTTCGAGGTGTCAGGCGATTCTATGGATGACCTACGCCCAGCGCCGATCTTGCCGGGAGCCAAGATTTTCTGTGTGGCCTATGAAGACATCGCACATAGGATCACGCCTCAGCAGGGCATGGTGGTAGTGGTTGAGCGCACGAGAGACGGCGGCCACTTCCGTGAATGGTCGGTGAAGCAGATCGAGATGTACGAGGATCGAATTGAATTCCATCCTCGCTCCACCAATCCGAAGCATAAGCCGATCATCGTCAGAAGCGATGCAGAGGCCGATAACGGCACCAGAATCGAAATTATCGCCCTGGTGCGCCGGATCGTGAATGACGTGCCGGAGATGTTCTAGGCACGCCCGACACCCGCGGTGAAGCCACGGCATGCTTCGGCTATCTCGGCCATGGTCCAGTTAGCTGGCGGATTACACATCCTGCTTTTCCCGTCATCAGCAAGATAATTCATGATCGGATACACTCCGAAGTCCCTTCCGTCTCCCACTGGAGCGAAGGGCGCGAGCTTGAACATGAATTGCGGAAAGCACCTCGTCAGATATCCGAGGAATTGTTCTTTCAGGTGGGTTAGTTCTGCTACGCGGTCAGCCGGCGGCACCACGATAAATTCAATCACATCAGAATCGCGCATGATTTACTCCATCGGTGATCTGGAAAATACGGCCGACCGTGCAAGAGCAGTGTCGGCAGTGATATCGCAGGCCATTTAGCGCCGCGTCCTCCGTCAGCTCCTCAATGTCCGAGGGAGCAAAATCAACCTGTGGGATGTCGAGCGGTAGGATGCTCTCGCGCATGCAGTTATCGCAGCGCAGGTGAAGAGCGAACCGAGCTTTGTATTCCAATGCGGCAAGACCCATGATGTTCTCCTTTCGTTCCAATGAAAGCAGAACTGCACGCGGGAGTCGAATCGATTCTTCCGAACGCTAACAATCACAGCCAACAACTAATATGTATGTTTATCGTACAAGACACCTTTACACAGATGTACGATTAGCATACATTTCCCCTCATCGAACTGGAGGGACTAGCTTATGCCAGACAAACATATTCCGGATAGCCGAGGCCGTTCCGTGCTTCCCGATGAAACCACCGGATCGCCCGACGCCGGGCTCTTCGCCGCCCGGTTCGCGGAGTACACCCTGATCTCGGCAATTATCTGCCTGTCGCTCATCGCGCTGATCGGTGTGAACGCCTATGTGGCGCTCGAGCGCGTCGAAGCCGCCTACCGGATCGAGCGCGTATGATCACGGCCCTCTCCCTTATCCTTATCGCCCCGCTGGTGCTGCTGATCGCAGACGCCCGCCGGCACAGCCGCAGAAAGCGGCTCTGATCCCTGCCGCCGTCCCCCGGCAGTGAAAGCAGCGGGCCGTGCCCGACCCCCAAGCGGCCCGCTGCACCCCAATTCAGCAGGAGATGAGCATGACCGAATTCGAGAGCTACACCTTCACGTTCGAATACACCCCGGCAGCAGGTGAAGTGCTGATCGAGGGCAGGGCGGTTCTGAAGGACGCGGGCGCGAAGAGCGACCACATGTTCATCGTGGATGTTGACGATATCGAGATCCGCGCCGAGGCGAGCACTCGGTTTGCAAAGGCAGAAGAGCGCATCTTCCAGAAGGCGCTGAAGGAATACGTCCGCGCTCGCATCCTGGTCGATCCGGCAGCGGACAGGGAATGGGCCGACCATCTTCAGGCCAATGGCTGGCGGCCACCGGACCCGTATCGGGAGCACCGGACAGACAACCACGCGCTGGCCGGCATCGCCCGCTAGCGCCCCACAACCCCGCAATCTGACACTTTGGAGTTTGAACCCATGGTTCCAGCTATCGCCCTTGCCGTGCATCCGGCCAACAAGAACCCCGACCACGAAGCCGTCGCGCAGGTCCAGATCGGCCGCAGCACGGGCGTCGTCTTCAAGCTCGAGGATGGTTTCGTCCCGGCATTCCGCGGGATGGCCTGCCCCGGCTACCTGAAGACGGCACAGAACGCCATCAACTGGATCGAGGCGTATGCCGAGCAGGTGGCGGCATGAGGCCTCCCTTCCCGTTCACTCTGGCTGAGATGCCAATTCACCCTGCAAATTTGCCCACACCTGCCGGTGGACGGCTGATCACTCACGGCCTGACCATGCGCGAGCATTTCGCCGGTCTGGCGATGCAGGGCATCGCGTCAAAGTATCCGTTCGGTCTCCCCAATATGGGCGGATATCCGACCGCTGAGGCGATAGCGGTGACTGCTGTGTCTTATGCCGACGCCCTCATTGCCGAGCTGGCGAAGACGGAAGGCGGTGACGCATGAATCCGAAGCACACGCCGGGGCCTTGGGCATTTGGCAAAGAACGCAGTTGGTTGTTTCGAGGCAACCTAAAGTCGGATTGGAATTATTCGTCCACTACAATTTTGCTTATACATGATGATGCCTTTCGGCCCACGGAGGCAGATGCCATTCTGATCGAGGCAGCGCCTGATCTGCTGGAGGCGCTGAAGGATGCCGAAGAGCTGCTGCGGGTCTACCTCCTAGACGCGAACCCGGTCTGCGTGGCTGCTCGCGCCGCCATCGCCAAGGCGGAGGGCCGCTCATGACCGGCGCCCTCGCTCCCACCTCTACCACGACCTCATTCCACGTGTTCTTTGCCGATGCTGAAGCCCTTCGCATCGAGGCAGAGACGCCAGAAGAAGCCAGGAAGATCGGCGAGCAGCGCCGACCCGGCCTCAAAATCCTCAAATGCAAGCGGATCAAGCAGAAGGAGAAGGCCGATGGCTGAGAACTCCGCAATCTCCTGGACCACCCATACCTGGAACCCCTGGATGGGCTGCACGAAAGTCAGCCCGGCATGCGACGGCTGCTATGCTGAAGCCTTGATGGACAAGCGCTATGGGAAGGTCCAGTGGGGAAATGCTCCGCGTGTCCGCACCGGCGCCCATACGTGGAATGACCCATTCCGTTGGCAGCGCAAGGCAGAGAAGGACGGGACGCGCCCGTTCGTATTCTGTGCGAGCCTTGCTGACATCTTCGATAACCAGGTCGATCCGCAGTGGCGGTCCGATGCCTTCGAGGTGATGCGCAAGACGCAGCGGCTGATCTATCTGCTTCTGACCAAGCGCCCGCAGAACATTGTGAAGCTTGCGGAAGCCGCCGGGGGCTTGCCCATCAATGCGGCGCTTGGAACCACTGTCGAGGATCAGAAGCGCGCCAACCTCAACTTGAGTTGGCTCGTATCCGCACGGATTGGAGCGAAACCGCTCTTCACCTTCGGTTCGTTCGAACCCCTGCTGGGGCCCGTAATCGTCCCGTCGGGCTTAATGCCGGACTGGGTCATAACCGGCGGAGAGACGGACCAAGGCGGCCATAAGTCCCGGCCGACTCATCCAGATTGGTTCCGCTCACTGCGCGATCAGGCTTTGGCCGCCGGGGTGCCGTTCCACCACAAGCAGAATGGCGAGTGGGTGCCGCTTCAAGCCAAGGATGGCGAATGGCCGACTGACGAAGGTAATTTCTGCAGGATCGATCATGATGGGAACCGCTCCCCGTCTGGCTGGCCCATGCAGAAGGTCGGGAAGAAGTTCGCCGGCCGCGAGCTGGACGGGGTCGAGCACAATGGGTTTCCGGAGGTGGCAGATGCTTGATCTGATCCACTCCGAAACCGTCACCGTGCCCGGGCTCTACCGGATGAGCGAGGCTGCCTATCACGCTGATCCTTGTCCGACGCCAAGCCTCAGCCGGTCCGTGGCTTACGAGCTGCTGACCAAGAGCGCCCGGCATGCCAAGGCCGTGCACCCCCGGCTGAGCGTGCAGGAAGAGAAGGAAGAAATGAACAGCCGTGCTCGGGACATCGGCAGCGCTGCACACGCGCTGTTGCTCGGCCAGCCCACGGAAATCGCCTGTCTCGACTACAAGGACTTCAAGAAGAAGGCAGCGCAGGAAGAACGCGCCATGGTGCAGAAGCGCGGTGGTATCGGCCTGATCAAGCCGGACTTCGAGAAGGCTACCGAAATGGTGCAGTTCGCGCGGGAGGTTCTGGCCGCCGAAGAGCACCCCGCTATCCAGGCGCTTGTTAGGGCTGGAACCTCCGCCACCATCTTCAACGAGGTCACCGGGGCGTGGATCGACCCGTGCGGCGACAACTGGGCGCGGTTCCGCGCCGACCGCCTGCACATCGAGCCGGGGCTGGTCACCTGCATCGACTACAAGACGACGGAGCAGGGGGCCGCGCCGGAAGCTGTGGCGAAGACCATCTTCAACAACGGCTATCATTTTCAGGACGGCTTCTATCGCCGCGGTCTCCGGATACTGTTCCCGGAGATCGACCAGCACCAGATGAAGCTGGATTTCATCTTCATCGTCCAGGAGCAGGACCCGCCTTTCGAGATGACGGTGACCCGGATCGACGCCGCCGGCCGCATCATCGGCGAGAAGATGGTCAGCGATGCCTTCCGGCTGTGGCGCAAGCACATGGCTGAGAACCTCTGGCCGGGATACCCGCGCGGGATCATGACCGCCGAGATGCCGCCATTCATCGAGACTCGCTGGATGGCGAAGGAGATCGAGGACCCTCGGCTGCAGAACCTCGGGCACGATCCCGTCAACCCCTACGAAACGCACCCCTACCGCACCCGCGAAATTGCAGGACCATGCTAATGAATGACGCCAGCCTTCGCTCCCTGATTTTCCAGCTTTGCGACATCAACACGGTCACCGGAATCCTTACATGGAAAGAGCGGCCGGTAGAAATGTTCCCGACCGTTCGCGCTTGCCGTTCATGGAATTCTCGCTTCGCAGGAAAAGAGGCCGGGTCCACGAACAAGCGCGGGTACCGCGAAATTCAGATCGGCGGTCGTTTGCATCTGCGCCATAGACTTATCTGGCTCGTGGAATATGGCGTGATGCCGATCCTCGTTGACCATGAGCAGGGTGTCGAGGCTGGCGACGGGATAGGCAATCTTCGAGCGACGGATCAGGCCTCCAATACCAAGAACGCTAAACGGCAGACGCGCAACAAATCAGGTCACACCGGAGTCGAATGGTACGCTCCGGCGGGCAAGTGGCGAGCGACTATCAGGTCGGACGGGCAGCGCATCCACCTCGGTCACTTTGACCAACTGGCCGACGCCGTGGCTGCGAGGCAGGACGCAGAGCGGCTGTACGGTTTTCACCCCAATCATGGAAGATCATCATGACGAACAAATTCACGGATGGCGTCCGCGACGACACTTCCCTTATCATCGGTATTGCGGGCGCTTCCGGCTCCGGCAAGACCGTATCCGCCATGCTGCTGGCTGTCGGGCTGGCGGGTGACGAGCCCATTGCCTTCATTGACACGGAGGGAGGGCGCGCCCGCCACTATTTCCCGACTCCTACCGACACCCGGCCTCAGTCCGAGCTGATCAAGGAATTTCTGTTCCGGGTGAAGTACATGGACATGCGCCCGCCGTTCAGCCCGAGGGCGATCTGGGACGCGATCAACGAAGCGATCGACAACGTGGGCGCCAAGGTGGTTGTCATCGATTCAGCTTCTGACGAATGGGAGGGCGTCGGCGGCCTGCACGACATGCACACCGCCGAGATGGCCCGGCTAGCCAAGAAGCCCTATGACAGCCTTGCGGATTGGGAGTTGCACAAGTTCAATTTCCCAGCCTGGGCGGTCCCGAAGGCCGAGCACAAGTCCCACCTGATGAAGAACCTTCGGCAGGTTCGCGCGCACGTCATCTTCTGCTTCCGCGCCCGCGAGATCACCAAGCCCGTCGAGATCGAGGACGATAAGGGCCGCAAGCGCACGACCGTCCAGAACATCGGGTGGCAGCCGATCTGCGAGCAGAACATGCTCTACGACCTGACGATTTCCTTCATGGTCACGCCAGACCAGAAGGGCGTTCCGCTCATGCAGGGCAATCAGTTCTACGGAAAACTCAACCCGCCCTACTCCCAGTTCTTCGCCCCCGGCCGGCAGGTTTCGGTCGAGACCGGCCAGCGCCTGCGCGCCTGGGCGAAAGGCGAAACCACCTATACCAACAAGCCTGCTTCTCCTCCCTCTGGGCAGGCTTCAGCGGAGTCCGGTTCCTCCTCCCAAGCGCCGGACTCCGCGCCCATCACCGAGCAGCAGGTTCAGAACCTCCTGACCTATCACGCGGAGCTCGCGAAGCAGGCGGATCGGGACGCGCTGATGACGGCCCACAGCGCCTTGAAAGCCACGGTGGCTGACGTTGCCGAGATCGCCAAGCGGATACTCACCGCCCACAACGAGCGCATCAAGGGCAACGCCGAGGCGGACACCACCAACACCTTCATCACTGGCGTGATCGAAGACGCCGCTGGAGTTGAGCCATGACCGTGACGAATGAAATCAAGTGCTACGCCTGCGAAGATAACCCGAAGGCCCCTAACATCCCCTGCGCCATCTGTGGTGCTGCCGCCCTCGCCGCCGCTCCTGTGGGGGTGACGGTGAAGCCGCTCGTTTGGGAGGAAGCTGGTGCCCGGCTGCGAGCAAGAGCGGGTGACCGCGAATACCTGCTGAATATCACGGCGGATGGCAAAAGCTGGGCTGGTGGTACGAGACCATATGCCCCCGAGGTAAACCTGACGTGGAGCAGCATCAAGGATTGCGCGTTCGTAACCCTCGATGCCGCCAAGTCCGCCGCCCAAGCCGATTTCGAGCGCCGCATCCTTTCCGCCCTCACCACCCCGCCCGCCGACCGGGAGGAGATCGAGCGGCTCAACGAACTGAAGGACCGTCTTTACCTCCGCCTCCACCACGACGAAGAAACCATCAACGGTTTGGAAGCCCGCGCGGCCGCCGCAGAAGTCCGCGTGAAGGCGCTGGAGGGCGACGCATCCGTATTGCTTTCCCAGATTGAAGCCCTGCAGGAAGCCGCCGGCCACCGCCTTGAAGGTGAAGACGCCACAGTCGTAGAGGCGATCCGCGCCGCCCTGAAGGGAGGTGAGGACAATGGGTAAGTTCACCGTAGAGAAATGGTGCTGCGACCGGTGCGGGGTTGTTTACGGGAAGCGTCCATCTGATCTGGGATATCGGTATTCTGTCAGCGCTTCCGTTGATTACCCGCAGGACTGCGCAGGAGGCCCGGTCTTCTCCTGGAAGGAAATGTGCAACGAGTGCGATGCACAGGTTTCTCGCGAGGTAAACGCGATGCGTGTTTCCGCCGACAAGGCCAAGGCTGCCCTCAAAGGAGCCTCCAATGACTGACGGGTGGATTGAAGAAATCGCGCCCGCGGCTTGGCGTTGGTCATGTGACCAAGGGGAGACGTGGCATTTTGGACCGAAGGACCCGCGAGTTAACGCTTCGAATGTTCGTAGCGTAGAACCCGATATTGTTGAGCCCATGTATTCCGCCACCGCCCTCTCCGCAGCCCACGAGGCAGGACGGCTGGAAGAGCGGGAGGCGTTGGAGCGGACGCTAAAGCACATACGCATGCGGTCGTCTTTTCACCCCGACGATACCGAGGATGATCTGAAAAGGCAGATGCGCCATATCCACAGCGTGTCAGACGCAGCCATCCGGAGTAGGGAGGGCAGCCCGTGAAAAGCGAAAGCGCCTTTCTAACCGAAGCCCAGGTCGCCGAGCGGATGGGCCTCAAGCTCGAGCAGCTGCGGGACGCACTCCCGTCACTCGACAAGATTGGGTTTCCAAAACCCGATCCTCTTTTCGCAGATCGCCGCTACTGGCCGGCCGTGAAGGCGTTCCTTGACCGCCGCTACGGACTCGCAGCAGCATCGGGGCAGGGCATTCCCGCCCTAGATGGAGTTGAATCATGGAAACGGAAAAAATCGGCCTGAAGAAGAGGCCGAGGAAGGACGGCACGACAGCCTATTACTGGGTTGCGACTGCTGTCTCCTCCAAGGCGAAAGACTATCCGCAGAAGACGGTCCGCGTTCATGGCGACATGAGCGAGATCATCCAGGTATGCCAGACGCTCACGTCAGAGCTGAAGCAATGGCTGGCGGAGAAGGGCATCGGGCCGGCGCCCGTCTACGACAAAAGCCTGCACTCGCTCATTCGTCTGTATCGCTCGAACAAGGCGTCCAGCTACTTCGAGGTTTCATCAAAGACGCGAGAATCCTACGACTACGCATTGAATTTGCTCGATGAAGCGTGCGGATCGCGCATGCTGGATCGCGTGACGGGCCTCGACATGAAGGAGTGGTATGCCCATTTCAAGGAACCGGCGGAAGATACGGCAGCGCAAGCCATCGCACGCGAGGAGGCACGGCAGCGAGGCGAAGTCCTTCCGCCGAACCCCGAGCGCGCCCGGCGGGCCTACTATGTGATGCAGATGCTCCGCATCGTCGTCGGGTTCGGCGTCGTGTCGGATCTTCCTGAATGCTACCGCCTGAAGCACGTGCTGGAGGAAATGCGGTTCCCGGTGCCCAAGGCACGCACGCAGTCCATAACCTTCGAGCAGGTGCAGGCAATCTGCCACAAGGCTGTAGAGAAGGGCCTGCTTTCAATCGCGCTCGCCCAGGCGCTCCAGTTCGAGCTCACCTTGCGTCAGGTGGATGTCATCGGCATGTGGGAGAAGGCAGACGATGCGGCTTCAGGCGGCATCCTGGACCGGGGCCAGCGCTGGGGCGGCGGCCTTCTTTGGTCGCACCTCGATCAGCAGGGCATCCTGACGAAGGTCACAACCAAGGTTGATGATGTCGTGGCCGAGCACGATACCATGCAGTATCCGTTCCTTCGGTCGATCATCGACATGGTTCCCCCGGAGAAGCGGTTCGGCCCGATGATCAAGTCTGAAGCCACTGGCCTGCCATACCGCCGCCGGCACTTCGCTGATGTGTGGAGATCGGTGGCAGATGAGGCAGGCGTTCCGCGTTCCGTATGGAACCGTGACAGCCGGGCAGGGGGCGTCACCGAGGGCTCGGATGCAGGTGCAGATCTTGAGCACCTTCGCCACCACGCGAACCACAAGAATGCGGCCACGACCCAGCGCTATAACCGCCGCACTCTGGAGAAGACCCGGGAAGTGGCGCGTCTGCGCGTGGCAAGCCGGGGAATCAAGAACGGCCCCGGAACGCGCTCTTAG